TTATCTGACCATCAAACTCTCTTTGCTGAAGATGTTGGAAGACTTCTCGATTATATCTACCAAGAAGGTTACAAGTGCACGCTTGGTGAAGCATTTAGGTCTAAAGAACAAGCAGAGATCTATGCCAAAGAAGGTAAAGGAATCCTAGATTCGCAGCATTGTAAACGACTTGCTATCGATATCGATCTCTTTAAGGATGGAAAATACTTAACCGAAAACAACGATTATGAACGATTCGGTTGTTTCTGGGAAAACTTAGATGCTCGTAATCGCTGGGGCGGAAGATTTAAGCGTGGCGATGGAAATCACTTTGAACGGCGGGATGAATAAGTGAAAAAATTAATAAAAAGGTTCTTTAAAGGAAATAGTGAACTGTCTGCAAAAGAAGTTGAAGCGGTTCTCATGCAAAGACTTAGCCAATTTGAGCAAACTTTTGGGGACTTTCAAACACTTTATAGTCAAGCGCATAAAAACAAAGAAAAGGGATACGATCAATTAGAAGAATTATTGAAAATAAAACCATGGCCTGAAGAGATTGCTTTAAAGTCCGAAGTCATTCGGCAGGAAATGGGTATTGAAATTCTTTTGATCAATAAAGCATCACAATTAGTTTTGGCTATGTTTAATCAATGTAAAGCTGACAATGATGTTAGTAGAAGAATATTTAAAGAAAAATATGGGCAAGATATTGACCAATTATTAGTTGATGAAACTAGAGAAGCTTGGAAAGAAAAATTTGGAGTTGCCTGTGAAAACTGCAAAAAATAGTCACGTGCAACCATTTTGAACGACGGGACGAATAATGAGTAATACTATTCTCCGATTACATTACGAATCTTCGGTACTATCTAAGCATTTTAAAAATGCAGAAGAAAAGAAGGCATTTGCTTTATGGGCCATCGGAGACAGTGAAGGTTTGCTTGCCGATACTCCTAAAGAATGGAATAAGCGACACGGCGATTTATTGTTTATTAAAGGTGATGACAGAATACAAGATACTTTGCCTTTGATGATCGAGTTGTGGAAAAAAAATGATGCTCCGTTTGAACGGCGGAATGAATAATGCAAAGGTCTGAAATAATTGATAAGAAAAACCGATTATTAAAAGAGTACGAAGAAAATAATCCGCGACCTGTTTTATGTGACGGATGTCATAAAATAACAGAAGAAGCCGTAGAAAACTTGCTGAAACAGCGGACAAATCTTGCTAATGTTTACTGTGAAAAAGATCTGCAAGCCTTGAAGCGGCACTGTAGCTCTAAATTTGATTGGGTAATTAAAGAATTGTCAGTATGGGAAAAAGAGGTAAGCAATGAAGATACCCATCGAAGCTCAAATCAAACTCAATAAATACCAACCCCGTAAATACCAACTACCCCTCCTTGATGCAATCGAAAATAAGGGATACAAACGCGTATTGGCCATTCTACCTCGTCGTGCTGGCAAAGATATTACTGCCTTTAATCTATGTATTCGTGCTTGTTTGCGCCGGGTATGTGTGATCTATTATATTTTCCCTACGTATAGCCAGGGCAAGAAAGTTATCTGGGATTCCATTACTAATACCGGTGAACGCGTTTTAGATTATATTCCTGACTCTCTTATTGAGTCTAAAAACGGTCAGGAAATGAAAATTCGTTTCAAAAATGGTTCACTTTTTCAGATAGTTGGATCAGATAACTATGACTCTTTGATGGGAACTAACCCTCAAGGGGTTGTCTTTTCAGAGTATGCCCTTCAAGACCCAAGAGCATACCAATATATAAGACCTATCCTTACTGCTAACGACGGGTGGGCTTTGTTTTTGTCCACCCCTCGCGGCAAGAATCATTTGTGGGAACTCTATCAGATCGCTAAAAGCTCTAAAGATTGGTTTACCTACAAACTTACTATTGAAGATACCAACCATATTCCCCTTCACGAGATTGAACGGGAAAAAGCAGAAGGTATAATGTCTGATGATTTAATACAGCAAGAGTATTACACTTCCTTTGAGATGGGTGTAGAAGGAGCGTACTATGCAAAATACTTGGATAGAGCACGCCTTAAAGGTCAAATATCAACGGTACCATGGGAACCCGGGTTCAAAGTGCATACTTGCTGGGATCTCGGCGTGCGTGATTCTACTGCTATTATTTTCTATCAGGCGGTTGGACAAACGGTAAGAATCATCGACTGTTATGAACGAAATAAAGAAGGGCTTGAGCACTACATTAATGTGCTTCAGTCAAAGCCTTATCAATATGGTAAACACATTGCACCTCACGATATTAAAGTACGAGAGTTTGGTTCTGGGATGACTCGCTGGGAAAAGGCCCGACAATTGGGCATAACCTTTACGATTGCCCCCGATTTATCTATACCTGATGGGATTGAAGCGGTCCGCTCTGCAATGGCAAAAGTATGGATTGATGAAACCAATTGTGCGCCGTTTATTAAAGCTCTTGAAAACTATAGACAGGAGTACGATGCAAAAAAGAAAGTGTACAAGACACACCCGTTACATGATAACAATTCTCACTTCGCAGATGCTATGCGTTATCTTGCTATATCATTACCTAAGACTCGCGATGGGTTAACGCCCGAAGAATTAGACCGACGCTATAATGAAGCAATGTATGGTGGTAGTTATTCTCCCGTCTTTCAGAAAGATAGTTACGGAATGCTATGAAGATAAAACTAAAAATATGGTTAATTGTGGTACTGCTTTGCTCAATAACAACAGTTGCGTATAACACTCCTGTTATTTTTGATTTGATCGAAGATGAAGGCGTTAAATCAATTCAATTGCCTCCTGTGTATATGGATGGAACTAGAATGAGGCCTTTTTTCTTTGTATACGAAGACGATTATGAAGAATTGACCGATGAAGGTAAAAAAACGCTCGCAGAATATTACGCACCATTAAATATTCATATAAAGAAAAGACCTTGGTCTTTCTATTGAGCTTGGTAGGAGCGCCATGAAATTTAAGCCTGAAAATATCTATGTTGTTGATCCCGAGGATATATCTAAAAAGCTTCAATTGGGTATGTTTACTAAACTAGCGCATGGCATTGCTACCAATAAAGAACGGTATTCGCATCATTGGAATGGAAAAGAATGGGTTCAAGTAGATAATTCCAAGTATTGGCGCCCGCAAGTATTTGAAGAATAATTTCTTGCTATCAATTTTGCGCAATCATAGAATAGGGGCAGCATGCTCAAAACTATTAAAGGAGATCCATGCTTTTCCCCCAACTTGGACCCCAATATTATGATGAGAAACATAAGGCCGTGCTTACACGCATGGAAGCCTTCTATAGTGAAGCAATTACCATCAACCAATCTTTCTGGTCAGAAGCTGATACTGATACCAGGTTTCACGCAGGTGACCAAACTCTGTGGTCTGATGTCTATGGCAACCTTCCGGTAAATCGTCGCTCTGCGTTTACGTTTAACCGCATTCGCCGTGTTACTAATATGATTACTGGTTATCAACGCCGTAATCGCAAATCAACGATCGTAATCCCAGTAGAGAATGCTGATGGAGAGACCGCGGATCAATTTTCAAAGATTATGCTCTGGATTGCTAACCAAGAGGGAATGCTCGAGACCGTATCTGATGCCTTTGAGGGAGCATTAATTACGGGTATGAACTTGCTTCAGGTTTGGGTTGATTACCGATCCGATCCAGTTTCGGGGAATATTAAAGTAGATAACTGTTCATATAACAGCTTTCTTATAGATCCTTTCTTTAAGAAGGCTGATTTGTCTGACTGTAATGCTATCTGGAAACGCAGCTATCTGACCAAACGTGAATGCGTTTCTTTAATGCCGGATAAATCTGAAGATATTATGGCGCTCTACGGTGTCGATAATCGTGACGGTAAATTCCAGTTCATGCCGCAATCGTACTCCTACGGTATGAAAGGTTTGCTCACCTACGACGAGTTCTACTACCGTGATTTCAGACGCCAAAAGATGCTTGTTGATTCCCGTACAGGGGAAACCTTGGAATGGAACGGCCAAGATGATGAATCGCTTCAGTATTTCATGAAGCTCTACCCGCAAGTCACCATGATTGAGTCTGAAGTACCTACTGTAAACTTAGCGATTGTCATTCAGGGACGAGTTATGTACATCGGACCGAATCCGTTAGGGATCGATTCGTATCCATTCGTCCCTGTTTTAGGTTATTACTCTCCACAACTGCCGTATTTCCCATGGCGTATTCAAGGTGTTGTGCGTGGATTGCGTGACAGCCAGTATTTATATAACCGTAGAAAAGCCATTGAGCTAGATATCTTAGAATCACAACTCAATTCTGGTTGGATCTACAAAGAAAATGCGCTCGTAAATCCTAAAGATGTGTTCTTGGCTGGTCAAGGCCGTGGATTGGCACTTAAAGAAGAAGCCAATATGACGGACGTACAACAGATACAGGCGCCAAGTATTCCGCCTTCTATGTTCCAGCTTTCAGAGATGCTCGGTCGTGAAATTCAAGAGATATCTGGCGTAAATGAAGAACTTTTAGGTTCTGCCACTGATGAAAAAGCAGGTGTTCTTTCAATGCTTCGCCAAGGCGCTGGTTTAACCACACTACAAAATTTATTTGATCAGCTCGATCGCTCTCAAAAGCTTTTAGGTAAAGTAATACTCGATATAGTTCAGGCTAACTTTACTCCCGGCAAAGTACGCAGAATCATTGAAGCAGAACCAACACAACAATTTTATAACAAGGCGTTTGGTAAATATGATGCAGTTGTTGAAGAAGGGCTTAATACAGCGACTCAAAAGCAAATGCAATTTGCTCAGCTCTTACAGATGCGCGAAATTGGTATTGCTATTCCGGATCACGTCTTATTGGATGCGGCTACGCTCCAAAATAAGAAAGAGCTTATTGAGACAGTTACGCAAAACAGCAAACAACAACAACAAATACAAATGACCCAGTTACAAGCTGGCCTACAAGAACAACAAGCACGCATTGAGCTCGCTCATGCTCGAGCGGCAGCAGATCAAGGTCTTGGTATGGAACGTGCATCACGCGTTCAAGAGAACCAAGCGCTTGCGGTAGAACGTAGAGCTAAAGCAACCCGTGAGCACGAAGAAGGATTGCTGAACTTTGTGAAGTCACTCAAAGAAGCAGAAGACATAGATCTTCGCCAAATTGAGAAGTTAATACAACTTGCAGCTGCTATGAAAGAATTTGAACAATCACAACAACCAGAGGCCATGCCTGAGCCCTCCGCTCAGCAGATCCCCGGCGTTGAAATTAATCAGCCTCCCGCACAGGAAGTTCCTGGGATGGGTAGATAGAGGCTAAAAACCTTGCGACGATACGGATCGGTTCGCAGTTTCTACGAAAGGCCAACAATGGCACGAAGACATTACTCACATCGTGAAGGTGTTATGCGCAGTGAACGCGGAGAACATGCAAAGAGACTTCATGAAGAACGCAAAATGCATGCCTCTGATCATTATTCTTCTGGGTACTATGAAGGGCCTGAAGAAAGAATGAGACAGGAACGGGAAGATGGATCAATGCTCTCAAACGATTACCATGCGATTGCTAACTTGCCTCAAGAACCACGCATGATGTTGTATGAGAGGCTTCCTTATGGCAAACAATCTGTTCTTAATGATCGTTTGACTGGTATTGATCATCAAATGCGTGATGACGAAGAGCGCAACAAAGATGAGTCATTCCCAGAAAAATACTAAGGAACTAGTATGGCTAAATTCATAAGAGGCTATACGCCGCTTAATAGGCCAGGAGACCGTGATGAACGGTCCCCTGCTCCTAAAGTCCGGGACAGACAACGAAAGTTAGAAGAGATCTTTTTAGCTGAACGTGACCCTTTACGTAAGTTTGAACGCTACGATGCTTTAATGGCACACCAAGATCCTAATGCGATTGCAAACTTGCCAGAAAAATCAGAATACAAATATTTCAAAGACGTAAAGACGGTACTCGTTTCTCCATTCTTAAATCTCAGTGTGGTCAAAGATCATAACGGAGAGGAATGGTAATGCCTGCAATGCCACGCTATAACAAAAAAGCCAAGCGTATTGCGTTTAAGATCATTGGTGTGCCGCAGGTTTTCAATCGCAAGAAAACTGAAAAAGAACGGTATATCGACGAGCGTATATGGTTTGAAGAAACATCACGGTCAAGATAGGAAAAGTAATGAAAAAGAAAAAAGTGAGTAAGAAACTTAAGAAGATGGTTAAGAGGGCTAAGAAATCAGCCAAGGTTTCTAAGGTTATGCATGAATATAAAGAAGGTGCGTTGCATTCTGGCAGCAAAAAGGGACCAAAAGTGAAAAGCCGTAAACAAGCTATCGCTATTGCTCTTTCAGAAGCACGTAAAGCTGGCGAAAAAGTAAAGCCTAAACGCAAAAAATAGATTACACTCTTGCCAACTATGCAAGCCCTAACACGTTAACGGTGTTGGGGCGGCTTTATATAGACCCTTTTTATTAGCCGCATGTTGTGAGTCTTCCAATGTGCGGCGTTTTTTGCCATATTGGGCGCATATAAGAGGAGCTTTATGGTTGAAAAGAGAGAAAAAATAGGGAAAATCTCATCCCAGCTTTTAGAAAAAGAACCCGATACTCGCGATCCGATTGAACTCGAACGAGCGATGCATCAAGACTATGAAAGCAACATAGTTGAATGCGTTCAAGAAGGATCCAGAAAGTTCTCATCAAACTTCTATGTTGTGGTCATCACCAAAAAAGAAAAGCTGATGCCCAATGTAATTCGGAACTATTTCATTCACCGTCTGACCTGTCCGACTCCCGATTACGATCAAACGGTCTATTTCTATAATCGTAAAGAAGATTATTTGGAGTTTATGTGGGTTATCCCATCCAAAGATACATGTGACCTCCTCAGATTTAATGCACTTCAAGTAGACCAGAAAGAGAAAGAACTACTAAAATATGTTCTTGAGTTTTATGATGGGTCACTTCTTGATTTAGCGCGTCGACTTAATAAAGAACACGAAGATAAACCACTCGTTTTAGCATAAAAGGATATGTATGTTTGATGATACTCAAAATACTGATCAAACCGAACAAGTAGCTCAAGAAGAAGTTCAACCTGCTGAGCAACCACCTGTAGAAAATCTACATCAACAGACTCAAGTTTCTCCTGAAAATGATCATATAAAGAATTTGCGTATTTTAAGAGAAAGAAGTCAACGCGCAGAGCGTGAAAGAGACGAGCTGATGCGTCGTTTGGCTGAAGTTGAGGCAAAAACTAAACCTCAAGTAGAAGACGAAGATTTCCGCATCGGTGATGACGAGATTGCTGAAGGAAAGCATCTAAGTAAAATCACTAAGAAAATGAAGAAACTTGAAGAACAAATAGCCAATTACCAACAACAAACCAATGTATCAACAACTGAAGCACGTCTTAAAGCACAATACCCAGACTTTGAGCGCGTGGTTAACAAAGAAAATATCGAACTGTTACGCGAATCGTATCCCGATGTTGCTGCCACTCTCAATTCTTCTACTGATTTGTACAATACTGCTTCTTCTGCATATACGCTCATTAAGAAACTCGGTATTGCTCAAGAAGACCAATATGCTCAAGATCGCGCACGCGCACAGACAAATGCTGCAAAACCACGCCCATTAACTTCTATATCGCCACAAGGTAGTGATAGCCCTCTTTCAAGAGCTAATGCTTTTGCTGGCCCATTAACTGATGATCTTAAAAAGACCTTGCATCGTGAAATGATAGAGGCTATGAAGAATCGCTGAGGCTTCATTCGCCCTTTTTTTACGGGTAACCGGTATGTGATCCCTATACACGTACCGGCTTTTTTATTTTCTATATTTGGGGGTATTCTTGAGTTGATTCTGGCTTTAAATGGAAAGGATTGCCATGAAGAAACTCCTCTTGTTTGTCTTTTGTCTTATGGCTTCTGGAAGTTTTTACGCTTTGCCTCGCGATGTGGCTGATGCAATAAATGATGACCGGCATACAGTGATTGTTTATGTCTGTTCTGATCCGGATCAATTGAGTCACGAAATGAAGGGTTATCCAATTCCACAAAGAAGACAATTATTTTAAATCTGCTTTACTAGCTAGCGGCATAAGCACAGCAATAGGCATAACTTCAGCATTAGTAATTGTATATGTTATGAATAAATAGGGTTGATATGAAATATGTTCTGTTTTTTCTGTTGGTATTAAAATCAATTAATGCGGGGATTTGTAGTAGTAAAGTTGCTGATGCTCCTGTGGGACCTATGCAATTAAATATGGACCGTCGCGCTTCTGACGCCCGATTACTTCGTATGCGCCGTATTCAGGCAACTGTTAAACGCTTATCTTTAGCCGATCTCGCTTATTTTAAGAAAGAAAAAAGCATAGACTACCAACTTTATGGACTATTAACTGAAGAAGATCTGAAGTTCTTTATGTTTTTAATCGATGTTCGCTACCAACAAAATCGCCATGCTTTTGAAGACCAGAAACCGATAATAAAGCAGGTGCGATTTGAGCCGGAGGAATCTATTTCCCAGCCGGGTCTAGACGCACGGTGAATTTCCTGTACAGTTATCCAACCCGTGACATTTTGTCACGACCTGAAATTGCTGTTAACGGGGGCGCTTTCTAGAGCAAGTGAGAACTGGATAGCTATCAGTTCTCGGCCCCTTTAAAAATCTTATCTTTCGAGATAAGCGTTAATTCGAGGCATCCGAACTACAACGGGTGCCTTTTTTATTGCTTTCAATTTTGCTCTTTTGTAGGATTGGTTTCGCGTAGGTGGGCTCGCAACCACAAAAAAAGGCGTACAGAGTCTCGCCAACTCAGGCGTATTGAGACTCGCCATCTCGGGCGTACCGAGCTTCGCCAGCTCATGACGTAATGTAAGCCTCGTCAGCTTAAGTGTTAATGTAAAATGTAATACTTAAGGATGTTTCATGCCTATTACAACGACAACGGTGTTACCTGCACCGGTGCAGCAAAGCTTTAGTTATAAGCTGCTCTCGGTTCCGGTCCCAAATATGATCCATAAGATCCCTGCGGTTAAAAAGAATATGCCTCGCAATGGTGGTACAACGCTCAGAATGCGTCGTTATAATCCCCTTGCAACAGCAATGGTTCCACTAGGTAATACTGGTGTAACTCCCCCATCTCAACAACTTACTGCTATTGATATTGACGCTAAGCTTCAATTCTATGGCACTTGGGTTGAGTTGAACGAACAAGTAACATTACAATCACAAGACCCAGTACTTAATGAATGCGCAGCTCGTCTTGGTGTTTCTCTTCGTCAAACCGAAGACCAACTGACACGCGACATGCTTGCAGCAACGGCAGCTTTCATTAACTGCGTAGCCGGTAATAACGGGGATAACCCGACTGAGCTTACCTTTGCTGACGTTTCTGTGGCTGTCCGTACATTGGTTAATGCCAATGCGTACACCATGCTCGACAATATCGAAGGTGAAGATCGTTATGGTACATCTCCGGTTCGTGACGCGTTCTTCGCGTTAGCAAATTCGCAACTTATTGGTGATTTGGAAAACGTTGAGGGCTTCATTCCAAAAGCAAGCTATCCGGCTCCAATGAATGCCCTTCGCTCTGAGTGGGGTACTGTAATGAACTTGCGCTTCCTCTTGTCATCAATTGGTAGCTTTACGCCAAATGCGTCATTGCTTGGTGCTAACGTATTCAACGTATTTTGCGTTGGTATGGAAGCTTATGCATGCATCGAACAAGATGGCTATAGTGCAAACTTCATTTATCGCCCACCAATTTATAACGGTCCACTAGCGCTTAACGCGACAGTTGGCTATAAATTTGCTGAAGTGCCGCGAATCTTAAACGATCAGTGGGTTGTTAATCTTCGTTGCACATTAGCTGTATAAGGAGCGACTATGGATAATACAATAATTTTGCAGGGTAGCTTTACTTCGACGGGTTCAGCGGTAAACCTTATTTTACGCAGCGATGTTGATTGGGTTCGTATTTATAATGCGACTGAAATAGCAGCTGCTAATGATGACCACGGCGTTGAATACTACTGGCAACGTGGATTTGCTGACAATAACGGTATTGTTTGGCTCAGAAACGCTGACCATACTGCGATAAATATATCTACAAGTGCTGCGCTTGCTGTTGGTGGCTTCAGTTTATTTAATACATCTCTTCCGATGCAAAGTGCATTAAGAGCAGTGACAGGCGTAACAAATGCCAACCCTCCTCTTGTTGAAACAGGAAATACTGCGGGACTTGTAACCGGCGATGTTGTACGACTGTACAATGTAGTTGGCGCGCATCAGTTAGGCGCTATGGATTTCTCTGTTGGCACAGTGGTTGCTAACACAAGTTTCCAAATTGATATGTCCCCTATTGTAAACGCAAATCCAGGTGCGGGATTCTATCGTAAGGTTGCCTCGATTGGCAATTCGGTCGATATATTCAGGCCTACCAAATATTGGATCGTTGAGATGAGCCAAGGTTCTCCGATGATTGTTACCACGTCGGTAATTCCGCTTGGCAGATTACAAGTTGGTCAGGAAGTTCGCTTATATATCCCGCCGGTATTTGGCATGGTAGAAGCTGATCAATTGACAGGAACTATAATAGATCTTGGTGTTGCTGATGCTAATGGCAATACAAGCACCGTAGTCCTTGATATAGATTCTTCAGCCTTTTCTGCATTTACATTCCCGTTAACAGCGGCAGTACCATTCACTCCTGCATTGATGATTCCTTTCGGTGAGAATACCGGAGAAGCATTGGCAACAAATAACAACATTCTTGCTGATTCTGTCTTTAATGCGAGCGAATTGGGTATTACCTTAATGCCTGGTATCACTTCACCAGCTGGTTCTGAAGACGATGAAATTTTCTGGGTTGCTGGAAAATCCTTTAGTATCACAGAATTTGGTGAATAATTGAATTGGGGGGTCTTGTGCCCCCCTCTTTAAAGGACACACATGGACAATACTATAATCCAGCAAGGATCATTTAAGTCGCCGGGAGCCGGAGTATTCATTCTTCTTCGTTCTGATGTCGATTGGATGGAAGTAAGAAACTATTCAGCGACGCAACGGGGCGATGATGGCGAAGGTGTTCGTTGGTATTGGCAAAGAGGGTTACCTAATAATGACGGCTTTATTGAAGCATTTGGCGCGGGAGATACTATTCTTCTGAGTCTTGCTTCAGAAGCCGGTGTGCCAGGATTTGAACTATTTAATAGCTCAGTTCCTCTTGTAGGGGATAAGTTATTAGTTAATGACGTGACTGGTGGACCTCCTCCACTTGTGAGTGTCAATAGTATCGGTTCACAAATTAAGGGGAAATTAGTCAATGGTGACGTAGTTCGCCTTTATGCTATTGCCGGAGGCTTGCAATTAAGCTCTATCGATTTCGAAATTAACAACGTAGTTGCTGATACGAGCTTTGATTTAGCTTATATGCGAGCGATTGTTCCTGCAGCAGGCCCAGGGTTTTATGCCCGTGTTGCTTTTGGTACTCATTTCTTACCAACATTTCGTTACATAACCCGTATATCGAACGAAGTTCAAGCTTTAGTTACGTTAACGGTGCGTCACGGCTATGAAATAGGACAAGTGGTTCGTTTTACTATTCCTAAAGTACGCAATAGTACTGCCTATGGTATGAATGAAATTGATCAGCTTCAGGGCACTATTGTTGACACTGGTGAAGCAGATGTGGATGGTGTTACTAATACAATTCGTGTAGATATCGACACAACAGCTTTCAATCCATTCCTGTTCCCAGGAAATGGTGCCGGAACACACAGTCCTGCGATTGTTACTCCTGTTGGTGAAAATACTGGGGTTGCAATAGCTACTGGTCTTCCGCCTGATGGTGATTTTGTTTCCGATGATAGTACCATTGGCATGTTTTTAGGCTATGACCCAACCGGAGCAGGTAGGTCGCCTGCAGGTATCGATGGCGATACTATGTACTGGCGCGCTGGAAAATCATTTGCAGTTGATAACAAAGCATTTTAACAATTAAAGAAGGGAATCCATGGTCGATAATCCACACGTAAATACAGGTTTAATCGGTGTTGATGTTACTCCTAAAAAGCTGTCAAAAGACACCGTAGAATCACGCAAAAAGAATCTTCGCTATATGCGGGATAAGGATCGTGAACCAGTTAAAGGGATTTTCAAGTTCTATGAAGTACCAGGAGGAGCATTAAAGTTCCCGTTCCGGGCTTATAAAGAAGACCCTGTTGAATTTTATGAACTTACCGATGGTCAGGTGTATACAATACCACTTGGTGTTGCACGTCACCTTAACAAAAGTGGCTGGTATCCAATCCATGCATATGAACAAGATGAAACCGGAAAACCTGTAGCACGAGTTGGACAAAAAGTGCGACGTTATGGATTCCAATCATTAGAGTTTGTTGATGTTGATGATTTAACTGAACAACCCGGAATCATTACTGTGGAGCGCGTTATAACATGACCCCAATTTTAGCATTTCCCAACCCTGAATTTATTCCTGCAATGAGAATCATTCAGAATATTACGCAGGCGGAGAATGCTGAAGTTACTACAACATTCGCTCACGGTTATTTATCGGGCCTTATTGTCCGTATAAATATAGGAACGGGAGACGGGATGAAGCAAATAGATACTCAGACCGGTACTATAACAGTCACCGGTCTGACTACATTTTTAATCGATATTAATACAGCAACCTACGAGCCATTTTTCATAGCTGATGTGCCCCACAAAAGTTTCTATTCGATAGTTGTACCCATTGGAGAAATTAATAGTATACTGACCCAGGCGACACAGAATACATTGTAAAAGGATGAGTCATGTCTGACGCTACGTTATCAACGCTGGTTCAAATCCAAAATAAGATTCGTCGTCTTGTGCGTGCTCCTTCAGAAGTTCAAATAACTACGCAGCAAATAAATGACTATATTAATACATTCGTTTTATACGATTTTCCTGAGCATCTTCGTCTTTTTAATTTGCGGACTACATTAACGTTTTATACTCAACCGTATATCGATGTTTATGAAACAAATACAACGAACCCAGCTGATCCGTTATTTAATTTCATTAATCTCTATACTTCAGTTGCTGAGCCAGTCTATATAGCCGGCTTTAGGGCACTGTATACCCAATCACGTGAGCAATTCTTTAATATATATCCGCTCATTAATAGTATTGGCTCTATCGGGACAAGCGGCGATGGTGTTACCACCCATTTTACTGGCACCTTATCGGCAATACCGATTATTAGAAACTATGTGACCTTTGCTTCGGTGACTAATGCGAATACCGGTTTGCGTTTAAGCGATGATGGCCTTGGCAATTTAACGGGCGATGGTACTGGAACAATAGATTACGTTACTGGTGCTTTTGTGTTGGATTTCTCAACTCCGCCTGGTTCTGGCATGTTTATTAATAGCGAAACGATTCCTACCCAACCAGCGCAACCACGATCGCTATTATTCTTCGATAATAAGTTTACCGTGCGTCCTATACCCGATCAGCCTTATCCTGTTCAATTAGAAGCGTATAAGCGCCCTGATGAACTGCTTGCTAATAACCAACAACCTAAGTTATCCCGTTGGTGGCAATATATTGCTTACGGAGCTGCTAAAAAGATATTTGAAGATCGTATGGATTTAGATTCAGTTGCGCTCATATTGCCTGAATTTAAACAACAAGAACGTATGGTTCTACGTGACACTTTAGTACTGAATGCAAACGAGAGAACAGCGACAATATATACAGAACAAGCTGGTGGTCCAAGCGCATATGGTTGGAATTTCAGCGGTCCATTCTAAGGAGAGATAATGCCATATACAGCAAACGTGCCTCAAGGATCCCAGAGAATAAGCGATACGCAAACGCCTATTCTTAATAACTTTCAATCGATTCAAAATCTTATCACAGTAAATCACGTTGATTTTGATTTGACCGACCAAGGTAAACACAACTTTGTTTCAATGCCAGTTCAGGCGGGAAATCCTGGGACAACTACGTATGAAATGGCTTTATATACAAAAACTTCTGCACTTTCTAGTGTTCCAGAGATGTTTATTCAACGTGATACCAATGGTGCCGCTATAGAATTTACGTCATCTGTACAAGCTTCACCGGGATGGACACGTGTACCGTCGGGCATCTTATTTAAATGGGGTGTCGTAACCGGTACTGGCAATACAACAACCTTGTTTCCTGTTGCTGGTAATATTCCTGTGTTTGCCAATATCTTTTCTGTGATGGTATCTGTTGGACCTCAAATTGCTGCACCGGGATCTGCACCAAATACCTACGTTCAAGTTTATAATTTTAATGTGACGCAGTTTGATTCCTGGTGTTCGACTTTAACGACTCTCGCTGATGTTCCTGTTACGTTTCGTTATCTTGCTATAGGGAATTAAGATGGCAATCGATCGTTTTCTGATCGCACCATATTCGACCGGCCAACAAACAAATGTAAAGCCGTGGCTTATTGCAGATGACGCATTTGAATCAATTTACAATGCATATGTCTTTCGAGGTCGTGTAAGAAAACGATTCGGCGGTCTTTATATGAATGGTACTGATGTTGATCAAACGACATCACGCTTGCGTATAAATATAGCAACCACTGATGGCGCTGGTGCTGCTGCTGGCACAGTCCCGGGTACTAAATTTGCTGTGGGGCAGATGTTTTCTATAGGAACTGATTTATTTACTGTTGTATCTTCAACTCCTGGTCCACAACCGATGCTTGTGACAGGAATTGGTTCAGGAACTTACAATATAAGTAACGGTGCTTATACGTTCGCTGGTGCTCCTATTATTACACCGATATTTTTCTATCCATCAACTCCAGTTATGGGTCTATTAATAAATGAGACAGCAACGCGAGAAACAGGGCAACTTATAGCTTTCGATCAACAATTTGCTTATCAGTTTATAGGTGGGGCATTTAATCGTTTGGGAACTGCTATATGGACTGGGTCGGACTCACAGTTCTTTTGGGGAACTGGCTGGCAAAATATAGTTGCTGGTACATTCTTATTTTTTGTTACTAACTTTAATGCGGCAGATAATATTAAATATTGGGATGAATCAGCTTTAGCATGGACGACAATAGCACCGCTTATTGATGGGGCCGGAAGTACTCTTTTAACTGCCAGATTATTAGTCAATTTTGGCAATAGATTGATTGCTCTTAATACTATTGAAAATATTGTTATGGGTATGAGTTCTCAGGTAATCGATTTTCCACAAAGAGCGCGTTGGAGTTCATTTTCTGATGCTACAACTATTAATGCATGGAAGACTACAGTTTCTCCAACTGCTGGTTTTCTAGATGCTCCTACCGATGAACAAATCACCAGCGCATATTTTATCAAGAACCGTTTGATCGTTTTCTTTGAGAATTCAACATGGGAATTGGTATACACCGGTAATACGGCCGATCCATTTATCTGGCAAAGAATAAACTCTGAACTCGGCTCTGAATCCACATTTTCTACAGTGCCGTTCGACAAGGTTCTTCTCACTGTTGGTGACGTAGGTATTCACGCCTGTAATGGTGCGAACGTCGAACGTATCGACGATAAAATACCGGACGAAGTATTCAGTATCCATAACGGGAACGACGGAATCTTTCGTGTTTATGGTATTCGTGACTATTTTGTAGAAATGGTTTATTGGGCATTGCCCGATGTTATTGATAGCCCTACCTATCCAAACCGAGTTCTTGTTTACAACTATAAGACAGGAGCTTGGGCATTTAACGATGATACAATAACCGCTTTTGGTTATTTCAATAACCCATTAAGTACTATATGGTCTGCTGCAACTCAGTTGTGGGATGATGCCACAGAATTATGGGGTAGCGGGCAAATTCAATCAGCATTCAGACAAGTATGCGCAGGTAATCAACAAGGATTTGTCTTCTTGGTTGCACCTAATGAATCACAAAATGCTCCGGTCATGCAAATAACCAATGTAAATCTTGGTGTTGCTCCAATAGCATTAACGGTCATTAATCACAATTTGATTCAGGGTGATTACATTAAGATTGAAAATGCGGTTGGGTTAGCAAATATTAATAATTTGATCTTTGAAGTTAACGTTCAAGATGCTAATACGATACGTTTACTTGTATTTGGGGCACCAGTTACTGGTACTTATCTTGGTGGTGGAACAATACGACGCGTAACTCCAATTGATATTTTGACTAAGCAGTTTAACTTTTATGAAAAGTCTGGTCGAAATGCTTTAATCAATAAAGCAGAATTTCTGGTTGAATCAACTGATGTTGGAGAATGCACAGTTGATTTCTTGGTGAATTTTAATGACGAGGGATTCTTTGGAAAATTCGGCACTGAGCCCGGAGTAATTTATAACGCAATTCCTGGAACTAACATTCTTCAAACCTTCCCATATACAACTGCTAATAGCCCTATTTTGGGAACTGAAGAAGATCGCCCTATGCTATGGCACCCAATTTATTTCAATGGCGAGGGCCAAACAGTTCAATTGCATATTTATCTTCAGTTTGAGCAGGTCCTTAAATTTACAACCGATCCAAGTGGCACAAGAAACTTTGTGGCAGATGAACCATTTGAGATGAATGCCATGATGATCTTTGCGCAACCTACCACCTCCATATTCCAGTAAAAAAAACCCCGTGCCTACACAAGCACGGAGTAAAAAGGAGGTAAACAATAGGGAATGAAGATGCCTATTGTTTCATGTATTCTAGCACAACATAACAGAGATTAAAGTTTGATAGATTAGCGCTTGTAGTGATATTTACATTTGTTGCATCTATCGTGATTTCTACTTCGCGTGCTTCAGTTGCTGATACATAAGGTATTGGTATATATGTGTGTCCTGTTGTGTCTGATGCTGTTGCATAGATTCTGGTAAACGACGTATTATTATCGACTACGATGCCATGCGCGACCGATTTAGTTCCCGTGTTTGGTAACGCACCAAAATCTACGGTTACTCTATACACTGCGCGTAATGTTGACGGTATCGTTGGATTAGCAGCAGCAGTAACTGGATTGGGAAAATAACTTTGTCCATTGATAAATTCACCCAAAACATAATAGCCTGCGTCTTTGCCATTTAATTGGATCGCTATCAAGTTTATGTTCTGATAAAGACGGACAAGAAGCTCTTTAAATTCTCCACTATTTACATCTACTTCTTGTATAGCTCCGACATCCCAAATATTTGTTGTTGGAACAAATGAACCCTTAAAATCTGTTGCCATGGTTTCCTCAAAAATCTTTTAATTATTTGTGACTCTGATTAGGCTATGGATAATATAACGAATTAAAAAAAAGGATAGCCATGCCAGGTGGAAACGTTGCAAGCGGCTTCTTCAATCCAAGATCACGAGCTTTAGGTTCATCTGCTAATGCATCTCCCATGGCAATGCCGGGGGCAAATACGGGCGCACAACCTACGATGGCTCAAAATCTCCAGCAGACTTTGTCACAAAATATCTCGCCTGAATACCAACTGTTTCAGGTTCCTAAATATACTCCTCAGGGCATGGGTGCTTTAGAGCAATTAACAAAATCTGGGCTTGAAGGGCTTCCTAATTTAGGGAATCTTAGCTTTGAACCGATTGCACAAGCAGCACGTGGCCAATTTAAAGAAGATGTTTTGCCTCAAATATATGAAGCTTTTAGCGCACGCGCTGGAGGTCAACGTGGTTACGGCAGCGCTCTTCCAAATGCAACGGAAAAAGCCCGGGCTGGGCTTGAATTGGGTCTTGCGGGTCAAAGATCTAATTTTGAACTTGCAAGGCATCGTGGTCTTTTAAGTCAATTAGAGCTTGGGCTCAAAGCACCATATGAAACAGCATTTGCACCTAATACGCCAGCGGGCCCTTCTTGGAAGGAGCAGTTGACTCAAGGAGCAGGAAACTTTGCCGGAGATGTTCTAAAATTAGCTGGGACACAAGCTACGCAAAGTTTCTTACAGGATCCAGCCGGTACTATTAAAAATATTACTAGTATTGTAGCCCTTTTTGGAAGTCCTCAAGCTGCATTAGCAGCCGGTGCCCTCACTACATTTGGCGTTGCGCTTTATAACCTTTTTGCTAATAGGAATGGCTAATGGCTATATTATTACCTGCCGTTGAAAAACGTCCTCAATATGGCTTTTTAAGCGGTTTATCTAATAGTCTTTCACAAGGATTAGCAGGCGCTGCACAATCTCAATTTGACCAATTTCAGCAAAGACGCCAACAAGAAGCTAAAAGAGAATCATTAAGAAAAATTGGTGTTCCTGAGTCTTTATCTGAATATATTCTCAATCTGTCTCCTTCTGAACAGTTTGAAGCTTTAGGCCAATATGTTGGCGGTCAAGAATCACAACCAGGCCAAGAATTTTTAAGTTCTCTCAGTGGAGAATTGGCCCCTCAGCAACAACAATCCCCACAACCACAAGGCCAAGTTGCAGATATATTGGGTGCTCTTGGAGGTTCTCAACAGGCAAAAGGATTAGAATCCCTACTATCTCCCCCACAACAAAAGCAATTAAGATTCCAACAACAATTTGGCGTAGCGCCACAAGCAGCTGCTCCTCAACCAAAAGTTCCTGAAGTTCCGGCACAGCAAGCGTCTCAACCACAACTATCTGAAGAACAGAAATTCTTCAAACAATTGGCGCGTGGAAAAGCAGAAGCAGGTGCTGGAAAAGTTGGTGCAAAAGGGGCATTAGAGAAGAAATGGCCAGTAAAAGTGATTGAACAAGCTAACAAAGCTATTGATACTGCTGATCAAATAGAATCAATCGTTGATGAAATGGATCAACTCTTGCAAATGAAAGACGAAGAAGGCAATTATCAGGTAGCCAGCGAATCCTTATGGCCAGAATACTTTCAAAATGAGACAACACAACGATTCATTACCTTGGGCAATGAATTGGCCGCTCTTGAAGCAACACGTGGTGGTACGGCTTCGGTGTTTAAAATTAAACTTACTCAGCAAATGAAACCAAATCCTAAACAAAAACGTGGAGCTCAAATTGCAGCACTCGGTCGTGCCAAAAAAGTTGGCCAAGAATTCAGATCTGCCGGACAACGCATATTAGGATCCTCAGAAGAAGGATCTCCCCAAGAACAACAAGTAGCACCACAAACACGTGAAGATAAATTTTTAGATCAACTACCGCCAGCAAACCAGGCTAAAATTGGTAAACCTTATAGGAATACAGAAACAGGCCAGGTTGCTATAAGTGATGGCAAAAAATGGACTCTACAAAGGAGCTGAAATGCCTTGGGAATTGCTTGAAGACGAAACTCCATCAACTGGTTTAACACAACCTGGTGCTCAACCAAAACAGCGTACAATGGCTGGTGCAATTGCAAGTGTTCCAGCTCGCGTTGCTGAAACAACCTTAGGATTTCCAGGAGATGTTGCATCTCTTGGTGGTAATCTTCTCGTTGGTGGATTGAAGAAACTCGATCCTAAATTCTTTGGGAAATATTTACCTGATTTTGTAAACCCACTTCCTACAAGTGAACAATTGCGTGGTGTAACAAAAGCTGCTACCGGAGGAGCATTAGAACCAACATCTGCTCGAGGCAGAAGTGCTGATGACTTCATTACTACTTTGACGCAATTAGCATTACCACTAAAATATGGCGGCGCTGGAACTAAAGAAGCATTGGGTAAAGCAGCAAAAATAGCTGGTCTAGGTACTGCTGCAAAATCTTTTTCAAGAGAAGTGCTTGGATTGAGTGAAGGTAAATCGGAAGCAATTAAATTGGGAACGATATTAGCATCTTCAATCGGCACTGGCATTATTGATAAAGCAGCTTCGAAAGCATATGAACCAGCTAATGCAATGCGTGAAGGCATATACTTGGAATCAAAACCTGCTTATGAAAAGTTAACTGCTTTGAGAGATTCAGTTAAAGAAAAATCTTTCCCCCGCAAAAATGATGTCCTCGATATAATTGATACAGCCCGCGATTCATTAAGAGATAACACAGGTCTTTTAAGGGCAGATTATAAAAAGGTTTGGGAAGCAACCAAGGCTTCTGATGATTGGTATAATGAACTAAGTGGAACAGCGCGAAGCAAGTTTCGCCAAGCCCAAAAGATCCTCAGAGATGATTTCCTTTATAAAGCATCCGAACTTGTGCGTGATCCACTAATGAAGGCTGAGTTAGAGCCAGTAGCTCGTGGATTAAAAGTTGGCGATGATTTATGGAGAGATATCCGTAATCAACGAACATTAAGTGATCGTATTGGGAAGTACGTTACCTTACGAAATACTGCCATTGGTGGTCTTGGGAGTGGTGTATTAGGAGTGTTGCCTTATTTTGGTATCCCAACTGGTGCATTTGGAGCAGCAGGCGCCGGAGCGATTTTGGGAGCTACAGGGGTTCAACAAGCAGCAAAAGTTATTGAGCCATTCTTAAAGAGTAAACCTATTCGTAATGCTTATTACGAAGTATGGAAGGCTGCTGGACAGCAAAACGCTGTTGCAACCGTTAATGGCTTGAAGAAGTTCTCTAAGGTATTGAAAAAAGAAGCACCAGAATTAGCTGGTCAATGGGAAGTTCCTGAATAGCTTTATTATTCTTCTTTTAAAGAATCGATATAAGCTTGAGGGACTGACTCCATAAGTTTTTCCTCAAGAAAATAATGACCCACCATGATAATTAAACAGGTTACGAATAAACCTGCTGCCTCTCTTGGAAAGCCAAAACAAAATACAGCTACTGAATATACGAATGCATCCAAAAATTTCATAATATCCCTTGTTCTATCTTTGTCTTTTAGTCCCAAAGTATGCTGATAAACAGAAGAAGCATACATAAAACCATAAACGTCATACAATAGCTTAAAAAAACTCCGTCAGCCATTAAAAACAGGCCCTTCTTAACAATCCGATACCTATTAAAATAAAGAGACATCCAAAAATAAATTCTATAAAGCTCATCGTCTTTCTCTAAGAAAAATATTAATCGCAAAAGCTACTAAAGCGATCAGTGCCCATTGAATAGCAAAGCGTATTAAGACGTCCATAAATTCCCTTCCCTAAGAATCGTTATACCAATGATCGATTACGATTCCCCCTATAATCACCCCGATTAATAGTCCCGCCCATAAGCCTATTAATACCTTCGGCATAATTAATTGAACGTAAAGTACAGAATAGTGGCACCATACAGGATAATTAAGCCAAACAAGACAATTTCATGCCAATGTATGTTTAAATATTTTTGCTTGGTATGTGCCCCATATTGTTTTAAGTAATAGCTATAGCACTTTCTTGAACAATACTTAGCATCCAGCCGCTTTCTGTCTTTTATTTCAAACTCCATATGACATACTCTACATGTTTTCTTCATTCTCGTGGTTGTCCACCGTGGTTATGCTCTTCGGTTAAAAGAGCTTCAGTTAATACTCTCAATACCCATAACCGTATAGTAATATTTCTGAATGACGCTCTTAAGCGTATACGATGATGCATGTTCTCATCGATTTCAACAGTGAGCCTTTTAGGCCCCTTTCTTTTCTTTTTCATAGTATTCCCTCTCTTTCACCTACATTACTACATTTGTAGCTAATTAACAAGAGAATTTGCTTTTAAATACGCACTGTTGTTTGCTGATACCAGTCTAAAAATTCACTACAAATTTAGGAGAAATAATGGCTTTTAGAATATCCAACAAGCCCAGAGCGTATGGGATTGGTTCACCTTTAATAGATTTAGCCCCTCGTCCGATATTGGCTTTAAGGCCACCGACAATAAGCGACTCTGGTGAAATAGGAACCGTATGGATTGATCAAAATGCTAATACCTTTTACTTCTTAACAAGCGTTGTTGCTGGTCAAGCCCATTGGTCTACCGCACCCGCAGTTAGTATCACTATCACTGGTAACACTGGTGGTCCTTTAACAGGTAGTAGCTTTACTTTCCATGGAGGATCGACAGGGCTTTCGTTTGGTGGATCAGGAAGTACAGAAACGCTTACTTTTGCGGGTATAACTGCTAACGGTGGCACCGTTAATTTAGCAACTGATGCTACAGCGAGCACCCTCAATATTGGTACAGGTGCCGGCGCGAAAACATTAAATTTAGGATCTACAAATACTACTTCCACTACTACAATTAACTCGGGCAGTGGTGGCATCAACATGCCGCAGTTTACTGAAGGAGCTCTTGTTACGAGTTCTTCTGGGAAACTTTCTTCTGTTGATGGAACTGCTGGATTTGTACTTACCGCAAATGCACCAGGAACTGCGCCGTCTTTCCAAGCGGCAACAGGTGGTGGCATTACGATTACTGGCGATACTGGTGGCCCAATAACAAGTGCAAGCTTTACGTTGGCCGGTGGTACTACTGGTTTGGAGTTTAATGGTGCTGGCACTACTGAGACGCTGAGCTTTTCAGGTATTACGGCTAATGGCGGTGCAGTGGCCTTATCTACTGATGCTGTATTAGGAAGTGTAGATATTGGTACTGGCGCTGCGGTAAAAACAGTGGTTATTGGTTCTACTAACACAACAAGCTCAACAGCAATCCATTCTGGTTCTGGCAATGTTGTGCTTAATGCCGGTCTGACAGTAAATAGCACAGGGATAATGACCAACGCTCAGCAACCAGCGTTCTCAGCTAAACAGGCGGCAGAAGAAACAAATGCAACAGGTGATGGTACTTTGGCGACAGTTAGAGCTACGGCATTCTTTGATCAAGGTTCCAACTACGATCAACCATCAGGTGCTTTCACAGCCCCAGTGACAGGGCGTTACTTCTTCACTATGGCAGTGCAAATATCACATCTTGATGCAAGTTTCACTGAAGGCTTTGTACAACTAACAGCAACTTCAAGAAGCATTTTCGGTAACGTAATAAATATCGGTGCGGTAAGAGCTGGCATTGATGCTGGTATGGAATTGAGTGGATTTATAGATATGTCTGCAGGCGATACTTGTTTGGCACAAGTTACCGTAAGTGGTGGTACTCAAACACTTTCTATATCTGCGAACTCATACTTCTCTGGATTCTTAGTTTGCTAACATGTTTCATCTTAGTTCTTAAGTGAAACCATGGTACTCTCCCCGTAGGAAAATCGACGCCCTACGGGGAGAATTTAAAAAAGGAACAGCATGGCAAAAGATTATATAAAAGCGCTGCCTATGACGGGCATCAATGCGAATACGCTTGGCGCTTTTCAGTTGATTACAAACGTTGCAGGTTTACCTGAACCGGCATTCTTTTTAAAGATCATTAACGATTCCACGGTATTTGTTGCCGTTAGTTATGATGGCGTTACGTTTAACGATTACATTCCGGCTCACGGAATTTTAGAGATTTATGCTCAAGCAGGACGTCAGCCGGGCAATAACCGCTGTTTATTCAAAAAAGGACAACAAGTTTGGGTTGGTAGTAACGGCGCGGGTGTAGGATCTGTCAACATAGTTGCCTATACAAACCAGGTTTAAGGAGATTGCATGTCACGTCCAATTAGAATTCTTCCTGAACCGGTCCGAACGTTAGGATTTGCATCTATTGGTGCTGGGTATATGGGAGTAGGTACTGCTATTAGTCATCCAGCACGCATACTATTTATTCAAAATCTAACCGACCAAACACTCATGTTCTCGCTTAATGGTATTGATGATCATTTCCCCCTTCCAGGATCTGGATTCCTACTTCTTGATGTTACTGCAAACAAGATATTTCAAGCAGGGGCATTTGTTTCTGAGGGAACCCGTTTGTATGTCAAAGATTTAGGCGTAGCTCCTGGTTCTGGATCTGTTTATTTCACCGTCTTTTATGGTGCTGAATAGGAGGAACTATGTCCCAAGCGGGTCGTTTTGGAACTGGAGGCGGAGGTGGTGGCGGCGGGGCGACAACATTCAATGGTAATGTTGGTTCTGCTGCTCCTGTTGCCGGTGTCATTAATATTGTTGGTGCTGGTGTTATTTCAACGGTTGGTGCTGGCGATACGATTACGATCAGTGATGCCGGAGGCGGCGGATTTATGTGGAATGAAGTTCTCATTCCGGCGCAGAATATGGCATCTAATAATGGTTATGTAGCCAATGATGCGGTACTCGTAACGTTAACATTGCCAGCAGCATCAGTCCTCGGAGATATTTTAGAAGTTACTGGAAAAGGAGCAGGCGGATGGTCAATCGCTCAAGGAGCTGGACAACAAATAAACTTTGGTGCGGCATCTACAACAGTTGGAGTAGGTGGAAGCCTTTCTTCTACTTTACGGTTCGATTCAGTTCGACTCGTTTGTATAACTGCGAATCTGGAATGGAATGTGTTATCTGCTGTTGGTAATTTAGCGGTTGTGTAAGGAGAAACTATGGATCTTTCAAATTTAAATATCCCTTCATGGGCTAAATATGTGGGATTACTACTCCTGGTTGTTCTTGCTGTCGCTTCCCAATTCGTAGGTCCTTTTAAGGGTAGTTCTTCAAATCCAGTAGAAATAGTCGCAGAAGATGCAATAAAAGAAGAAACCGGATTATCCGTTAATTTAGATCTTTATCCATCAACTGCAGGAACATCCAATGGCAACTAATAACGTATTAAATAATGCTTCACAATCTATGACCACGACCACCTTTGTGGATGTTGGCTCAGGATTTACCGTTGAAGCAGGTACAACACTCATTAAGTCTGGTGCTTCTCCGATTAATATCGGTACCGATGCGGTTGCTAAAACCATCACCGTCGGTAACGTATCGGGCGCTACAGCGGTTAATATACATGCCGGCAGTGGTGGTGAATCTATTACTGCTCTAAACGGTCCGATTACGATTAATTCCGGTAGTGGTGCGATGTCATTATCAAATGATGCTGCAAATACTACCCTGAATATTGGTACCGGTGCTGGTGATAAGCAAATAACTATTGGTTCTACCAATACAACATCTACAACAAATCTCCAATCAGGAAGCGGGGGTATAAATATCCCTGCATTTTCGGCTGGTGCAGTTGTTACAAATAATAGCGGCACACTCTCTACTACTTCCGGGAATGCAGGGTTTATTCTCACCTCAAATGGTGCAGGATCATCTCCTACCTTTCAGGCTGGCGTAGGTTCAACAATTGGCATCACGGGCGATACGGGCGGTGCCATAACGAGCGGGAGCTTTACCTTTACTGGTGGCACAACAGGATTGTCATTTAATGGAGCTGGTACTACTGAAACACTTGCCTTTGCGGGTATCACTGCTAACGGCGGAACGGTAAATTTGGCCACTGACGCAACAACAAGTGCAATCAATATTGGTACTGGTGCTGGTCATAAAACAGTTACTATCGGTTCTACTAACACGCTTTCGTCCACCACAATACAATCCGGTTTTGGTGATGTTGAAATAACTACCGTCAATGGTGACATTGATGTTTTGAGCGGTACAGGAGCTATTGGAATTTCTACCGATGCCACTAACACTGCAGTTAATATCGCGACAGGTAGCGGCAATAAGGCATTACTCCTAGGTTCTACAACCGGCACTTCAAATACAAATCTTTATTCAGGAAGTGGTGGCATTAATATTCCCATGTTCACTGAAGGAGCTTTGATTACAAGTTCCACAGGTGGAATATCAACGGTCACTGGAACAGCGGGAAAAGTTCTGACTGCAAATGCTGCCGGCACAGCGCCATCATTCCAAAACGCTCCAGCTAGTTCAATAAGCATAACGGGTAATACAGGCGGTGCTTTGACTGGCAATGCGTTTACTTTTTCAGGTGGCACTACAGGTTTAGCTTTCAATGGGGCTGGATCTACAGAAACATTGGCATTTGCAGGTATTACGGCAAATGGTGGAACAGTCAGTCTTGCTACTGATGCTACCAATAGCACGCTCAATATCGGTACCGGCGCAGGCGCTAAGACCCTTACTCTTGGAAGTACTAACACAACATCTACCACTAACTTTCAGAGCGGCAGTGGTGGTCTGAATATTCCTGCCTTTGCTGAAGGTGCCTTAATCACTTCTAACGCAGGGAAAATATCAACCGTAACGGGAACATCGGGGTTTGTTTTAACAGCTAACGCAGCAGGAACGGCACCATCTTTTCAAGCACCTATGAGCAACTCTATAACATTAACGGGTGATACTGGTGGCCCTTTAACTGGCTCTAGTTTTACTCTTGCGGGTGGTTCTACTGGGCTTACTTTTAATGGTGCGGGAACTACAGAAACATTAGACTTTGCGGGTATTACAGCGAATGGTGGTCCCGTTAACTTAGCAACTGATGCAGGTGCAACCACCGTTAATCTTGGGACTGGTGCTGGGGCAAAGACAGTTACTCTTGGATCGACCAATACAACCTCAACCACTAACCTTCAATCTGGATCTGGTGGCATTAATATTCCTGCTTTTGCTGAAGGTGCAATTGTTACAAGCAGCGCAGGTAAGATCGCAACAGTCACAGGTACTTCTGGTTTTGTTCTTACTGCTAATGCTGCGGGAACTGCGCCGTCATTTCAAGCTGCTCCTGGAAGCTCGACCGCTTTTAATAGTGTTGTTTCTCAAGTATTTACCTCTTCAGGGATATATACGCCTACTTCAGGAATGAAATACTGCGTAATTGAACTTGTAGGAGGAGGCGGCGGTGGTGGTGGAGGTACAAGCACTACAGGAGCTCAACAAGGTGCTGGTGGTGGAGGGGGCGGCGGAGGTTATGCAAGAAAAGTATTTGCATCAGCAGCAATTGGTGTTTCTCAAACAGTTACTATTGGTGCTGCAGGAACGGCTGGAGCAAATAGTGGTGGTAATGGTGGAACCGGAGGAACAACATCGGTGGGGGCACTTTTGAGTGCTACAGGTGGTGCTGGTGGTCTCGGCGCAACTCCCCAAGGAAGTTCAACCGTCATATTAAATGGTGGCGCAGGGGGCGCTGGTTCCAGTGGGGATATAAATCTTTCTGGCCAAACCGGGGGTAATTCTCAATATTATGCCACACAAGCTTGCCAATCAGGATCTGGTGGATCAACGACACTCGGCAATGGTACTCCATCTGTCATAGCTAATGGTTTATTAACAAATGTTGCGGGTATTGCTGGTGCTAATTATGGTTGTGGTGGATCGGGAGCAGCCGATAATATCGGTGTATCGGGCGGTTCATCTGGTGGCGCTGGTGCTAAAGGAATAGTAGTAATAACAGAATTTGTTCATTAAAGGAGACAACGATGCCTCGTAATCAGAATTCTCAAAATCCATTATCGTATTTAGGAGTACAAGCTCCTTTCCCACCTAATTTAACTATCCATAAAAGATCGCCTACCGCTAATAATAATACAGGTTTCAGGCTAGGAGACATTTGGCTTGTTAGAACTATAGGGGCACAAGAAATATGGATGCTCGTTGGCTTAGCCGGAGGCGTAGCTACATGGGTTGAATTGTTTCCAGGCGGTGGTGGCGGAGCAAATTCATTCCCTACTAATGCTGGCGTTGCCAATGAAGCCGGCGGTGTTCTTAATGTTCTTGGAACATCAGTCATAGAAACAACCGGTGCCGGGAATACCGTGAGCGTAAATCTCACCAATGGCACTAACGGTCAGGTAATTATTGGCGGTGGTGCAGCACCAGCATGGGCAAATATTACCTCAGGCGATGGATCAGTAACGATTACTAATGGTGCTAATACTCTCGATCTTTCAGTCGCTTCAGGTACCGGAACTGTGGACACATTAACAGGTAATAGCGGTGGCCAAGTTCATCCTGTTGGCGGCAATATTAACGTTGTTGGCGATAACACTACTGGTGTTGATGTTGTAGGCACACCAGGAACACATACATTAACCATTACAACAACATCGGGTCATCCTTTTGGTCAATCATTAACTGGTGATGCTGGTGGTGCCGTATTCTTTGATGGTTCAGGGAATATTAATACTGTTGGAGCCCATGGTCTGAATTCGCTCGGTAATCCTGGCGCACATTCAATGACCTATGCAATTAATAACAATATCACCCTCGGCGATCTTTCCGTTATAACAACCGGCAATGATGCGCTCACCGTAACAAGTGGGAACATCACCCTTTCAGGAACGGGTCTTAATGCTGCCGGCAACCTTAATATGCCTAACACTTCAGCTGATGAACGCCAAGGTGAAATACGATTTGGTGGTGCTCGATTTGTTTCTAACTTTGGCCCTAATGCAAGCAACACCTTTGTGGGAACTAATTCAGGTTCTCTTGCCAATCTTGGTGTAGGTAGCGGGGGCAACTCAGCATTTGGGTTCCAAGCTTTAAATAGTTTGGCTGCTGCTGGTCCTAACGGTGCTGGATTAAATACTGCCGTTGGTGCCCAATGTATGCAGAACTTTTCAGCATCAGGTGTCGGCGGTAACACTGGCGCTAACACTGGTGTAGGATCTGGTGCATTATTTACTTTGACAACAGGTGTAGAGAATACCGCTGTTGGTACTTTTGCTCTTCAAAATGTTTCAACTTCATCAAATAACGTTGCTGTAGGTGGTGCTGCGCTCGAAGGATTAACAACAGGAGCGAGTAACGTCGCAATTGGTCATACTACGGGTACTAATGCTGGTGGTGGAACGAACTTAAAGACGGGTTCATTTAACGTTCTTATCGGTGAAGCTGCTGGTGGTGCTTACAATGGTGCTGAAAGTAATAACGTTGTTGTAAATCATCCAGGGATCGTCGCAACGAGCAACAAATATTTCATGGCATTTGGTAATGGCGGTAATACTTTCTTCCATAACTTTGGCACCGAAAACACCTTTGTTGGGGATGGCACTGGTAATATAACCATGACTGGTGTTAATAATACTGGCGTTGGTGCTGGCATATTATCGGCAATAACAACAGGTGGCAATAACTGTGCGCTTGGTTGGGGTGCTTGTGATGGAATTACTACTGGATCTAATAATATCGGTATTGGTGTAAATGCTTGCGAAGCAGTAACAACAGGGCAAGCAAATATTGGTATAGGTAATGGTAACGTAAGTGCCACTACAGGTTCTGGTAATACCTCAGTTGGTAATAACGCTCTTGCTGGCCCAGGAAATAATGGTTCTGAAAATTCTGTATACGGTCATAATGCAGCAAGTACTTATACAGGCGCAGAATCAAATAACGTTATGATTCACAACGTTGGTGTTGTTGGTGAAAGCAATATCATCCGTATCGGTAGCACGGGCGGTACAATAGCAGCAAACACAAAGACCTTTATTGCAGCAATCCGCGGCGTTACCACCACGAATAATGACGCCGTTGCAGTACTTATAGATTCTGCTGGTCAACTTGGCACGGTTTCATCTTCTGCTCGCTACAAAGACAACATCAACGATTTGGGTGATTCTAGCGAATTTATATACGATCTCCGACCGGTGGTATTCAATTACAAGAAACATTCGCCTGAGGACAAATCTGTTGGTCTTATAGCAGAAGAAGTTGCATCTATAAACCCACGTCTTGTGGTATACGACGAAGACAGCAGACCAGAAACGGTTAAGTATCAAGATCTTCCTGTGCTTCTCTTGAATGAACTGCAAAAGCTCCGTGCTTATGTAGAGCAATTAGAAGAACGCATTGCAGAACTTGAAGGCTGTGAATGTGAATAAGATCTCCACATAAAAACCCCGGGATGACCCGGGGTATCTCACTCGATGTGACAGAAGTAGCAGTACCATCAACAAGAGGAGTAATTTATTTCTTGTCTTTTTCTTCGATAGGTTTGGGTAATATCACCGTTAAATATTCCATAAACTCTTCTGCATTAGCGCATACGGCATGGTCACCGTGTTTTATCCTAAAGCAGGTACCATTATGAGGGCATGGAGTGCATTCAACACACATTATTTCATCCCATATATTGCTAAAATATCTTCAAAATCGATATCCCATCGTGATTTTTTATCGTCTGGCAAAAATGGATTAGGTTCATTATGCCCTTCAATTCTTGGCGCCCACCATATAACAAATTTTATAGGCATATTATCAACAGCGGGCCACAAAAAATCTTTTCCATTATAAAGACATGGATATGTATCAAATTTATTGAATGGTCCATCTGGAAAATTGTTTATAGTTATAGATTCTCCATCAGCTGAACCAAAGACCCAACAAACTTGGTTCTTTTCAGGCAATTTATTTTTGATATGAACCCATGTTACTTTATCCATTATTTCATGCCGTTTCTTAAGCCTTTTATTTCCCGTATTCGTGTTAACGATACCATGTATTTAGATTTGGGCATGTCAGCTAACGATTGTATCTTCAACCCATCTAATACCATTTCACCAATGTCTGGATATTCATTTAATTCATATTCCAGTTCTTCTAGCTGTTCTTTGGTGATTACTTCTGGTGATTGTTCACGTGGATTGTATTTGGTATTGAGTGCTACGCCCTTAGCAAAGGTATCTCGTTCAGTAGCGACAGCCTGCTCAGCATCGTCGTCTTCTTCACCCGTTACCACACCAATAAGGCTCGCGTAGGTTAAACGTTTTAGATAGGTCGCATAAGATGATATGGTTTGAATATCATTCTTAGGAGGAACGATCCTCATGCGCGATTCGATATACTGCCCTGAATTATGCAATAAAAGAGTGTGTAAGACACTTTGTCCATCATCATGGGTAATAATATCCTGCACAACACTCAAACCATTTTTAGCTAATGCTGGTCTGGCTGCCTGTACGATTGCCATTAAGTCTGCATAGCGGGATTTAAAATAGGGGTTTTGGCGGTTTAACGCCGCAACGCCAATCTCCCCCTGAGCTTTTGCCAGTGATGTAGCCAGTTCTTTTATGTCTGCTGACATATATCCTGGCCGTTGTTCTTTCTTGAGCTGTTCAATTTGCTCTTTGAGCTCAGCAATCTTTTGTTCATAGGGCTTGATGATGGTCTCTAACAGTGAGTTATTGAATTCCATTATTTATCCGATAAAAGTTGTATTGCTTTATTTATTATTTCGGGGCTTAATTCATTTGCAGTTTTGTAAAATTTAATTTTGGCATGAAGTTCGTGATAATCTTTAATCAGCCCTAAAAAAACGAAATAAATTACTACAATAAAAAATACGATTATTCCTAGTAAGCACAATAAGAAGAATATATCGCCAATGACCGATCCAGGTTTATTTAGTTCCATTGGATTCCGTTTATCTTTTTAGAGAATCTATTTTGTTTTTAATTTCTGCTAAATTTTTTGAGATTGAATCAATATTTGTCGTTATTTCATAAAAAGCGATTTGGGCATCATTAAAAACATTAAGTTCTTTATCTGAAAAATAGCCTTCTTTGGATTTTATCTTATTCAATATAGTTAAATCACTATTTATTGTTGCAATATAATTATTTAATTTGCTAGCTAAAATAATCGCTTGTATAGAGTATGTTTTTTTCCAAAAATTAAAGTTCATTTTTTTTCCGTAGCTTCTTCAATTCATCAAACAACTTTTGCATGTTCTCTTCTGGATACATTTGCCGCACCACTGCTTCTGCTTCTTTTATTTCTGCAAGATAATCAGCCATTTGCGAATGAATAGTTTGTATTTCTATTTGTGGTGCATTTTTTATGGATAATCTTTTAGCTTCTCTACCCATGGTGAAGAAATCCATCATGTGATCTGCAATCTTATCTTGGAGTTGGTGCATAAGTTTATTTATGTCTTTTGCTTCGTTTGGCATAGAATCTCCTTTGCCCAAGTTATTAAATCTTTTGGCTATAGGAGCACAAATCATCAGATTTATCTAGCTCGGCATCAAGATGCTCAAAGATCTTATCTTGAAGGAAATCTATCTGTTTTAGATCGTTAGCGGTTTTCTTTTTCTTCGCTTGAAGACGCTCAAGCATGAGATGTATTTCGAACAGTTCCATGATTACTCCATCTCACACTTGAATTGTTTTTCAAGCAAAGTGTAAGTCAGCCTGAAAAGTTCGTTACGTATCGTTTCTAACTCTTTCTGATGTTCTTTTTTTGTAACGGCTAATATACGCAACAATTCATTTCTTTCATTCCAGGCGTAAGCTATTTCTAGTTGGGTTGGACACTTACATTCATTGTCAATAACGCCAGAACAATTAAAAAAATCGTGATTAAATTCCATAGTGCTACCTCTGTCTTAATGGTTTCAAGTTGGAATAAATCTACTACAAATGTAGTGAGTAGTCAAGAGAAAGTTAAAGAAAAGCTTGAAAAGTGAGAATAGGTATTGTAATTTAGCCCGTGCTTTCCAAGCGGCAAAAAAAATGGCCACCCGAAGGTGACCAAATTTCTTTCCTCACTTACGTTGGAGGCACGTTGTTTGAATCGTCGAAGCTAACAAAAAGAAAAAACCCGAAAGGACCCATGAAACACCCAAAAAAAGGAGCACCATGAGACAGCTCTTTCAAACATTTCAGTCTGTATCAAACATCGACTTGATCAATAGTATTCGAAAAGAAAACTTCGGTCAAGTAGGAAATTTGGCTGATCCAATCGTGCATCCAAAAGTTAAAGCTTTGCATGAGCCTTTCTTTAGAGAATTCCCAACCGCTAGCAAATTAGTACTCCGATTCTTGCTGGACAAAACGGTCCTCCATAATGGCAAGATACTTTATTATTCATGGGGATCTATTGCCAAAGCAACGGGCTTGTCTCGTTCTTCTGTCCAAAAGATAATGCGCATGCTTCAAGAATATGGGCTCATCGCCAAGATAAAGCGTAACTATAAGACCTGTTACTACCGGGTATCTTCATTTTTCTTTGAGCCACACGTTAGAAAGTTTCTTTCTATTTTATTTGTGGGCGTTTCACTCTTTTTACCAGTGCTTTTGATGTCTTTTCCTGGCCCTCGAAAACAGCAGCAGAACGAACAATGTGCACAAGTAGTTAATAACGGTAATTATTTAAATATACTTTCTCTAATTTACCATTCTCAACCGACCCGATCCGGGCGTTTTCAAAACAACTGCGAGAGATATGCTCAAGCGACTGGGGCGTTCCCCCAGGAGCACCGTATCGGTATCGGTAAAAAAAGCAGGAGTAACGAAGCAATGCAAAGTCCCTTTGACGGTGTTTACAACCCGATCCGACAATCGATTCGCGATCTCAAATCGCTACAGCTCACAGAATACGGTCAGATAGAACTCGAATCGTTTCCAGACACAGCGTTAGAATTTGCAGAAAAGAAGATGGCCTCTGTAGCAAGACCCCGAGACCGATTTAAGCTCTTTATGTCTTTCTGTAACGTTTTCTGTCGCGATAACAAAATCGTACCGAATTGGCGTAAAGTGTATTCGCTCAGAGAAATGTACCCGAAACCTGCCGATGCGATGTTGTATATCGAACCAAAAGAATCTCCTCAAACGGCAAAGGCGGTAGGCTACAACAAGCCGTATACTCGTTCTACAATCGACGATGAACTGAATGCCAAGGTCAAAGCAGATGCTGAACGTAGGCAAAGAGAATGGGAACTTTCTCGTGGCATACTCACCGATGAAGATCGCTTCGAACGACTTATCAAACCCAATCTCAACTTGATGCCATCATGGGCAGTTGCAGACTTGGTTGCCCGCGGTAAGTTACCCGACTGTCCAGAAACTCAAGCACGTATTGCCCAAGAACTACCATCAACAATCCACCAAAAATCAACGCAGCCAAACGATTTTGAAATTGGTATCGATGTGGTTGACGACATGGAAGATCATTCGACTGAGGGCATCTTCGATTGGTAGTTTGAGACGTCGACGCTTTGTCGACAACTGAACTATCGACAAATTGTCGACGGTTGACCAAACATAAAGGCATGCTATGGTTATTTTTAGTGTAACGATTATAGAAAGGGTCATCATGAAATTACACTATCTTTTTCTGGTGTTATTGCTCTTGCCGCCATTACAAGCGCGCGCAGCCGTATCGACCAGTGAATTCCAGGAAATAATTTTTATTTCCGTTTCCGGCGGTGCAGCTGTAGGTGGCACTCATTATGCTCTCAAACCATCTTCTTCTGAAGGCGACCGTTATCGCGGTCTTATAGCAGTTGTTCTTGGTCTTGGGGGAATAATCTTTTACAAGAGGATCTTAGGAACGTTTAGGTAAAAAGAAAGGAGAGTAATGGAGCGCCGTACTTTATATTACACCCTTCTCGGCGACCCAATCCCCCTCTTACGAGCACGCCACGGATTACGCCGTACTTGGGACTCTCAAAAACAAATTAAGCTGGTCAAAGGCATAGAACTCCGCAATCAACACAATGACCATGATCTTCTTTCAGGACCTTTGCGAGTAGACATATCGTTTTACTTTGCTATACCTAAGTCCCGAAAAAAGAATACGTTACTCGGAGCTCCCTTTGTTCAGGTGCCAGATCTAGACAATCTTATTAAATTCTTCTTTGACCTTGGGTCTGGCATCTTGTATGACGATGATAAGCTCATTGTCGAAATAATTAGTCGCAAATTGTATGATAATCTCCCAAGAACAGAGATAAAAATTACGGAATTGTAAATATGGCACGTAAAATCGCCCAACATAGCACGGATAAAAAAGGCTTGTCGAAAGTTGGTAACACGTGGATGACCATCAAAGACGCGGCTTTATGCTACTTTCCAGAGAGGTCGGCATGGCGGCAGCGTCTCATATACTCTCTGGAGCAATGGGTGAATGAGAAAGACGAAAAGGGGAGGCTTCCATTAGAGGTGATGCAATTCTGTTCGACATACAAAATCCCCTATCAAACGTTTATCCGTTGGTGCCATGATCACGAAGATATTGGGCAGGTTTACACGAATGTGAAATTGACTTTAGCATCCCGCCGTAGAGTTGGGGCAATGTTTAGAGATTATGATAAAGATGCGGTCTATAAAGATCTTCATCGTTTAGATCCAGAATGGCATGAGATCAATATGTATCATGCTGCTCTTAAAGATAAAGAACGATCCGATAATGAACAAAAGATTGTGATTATAGAGCGATTCCCAGAGACCGATGTGGTGCCGAAGAAAGTGACCCATGAAGTGGAATAAGATAGCGAACACAACGCCCCAAGACTTGCAGCTTTGTGTAGTTATGGATGATGGCGGTGATTATTATGTCGCTTATTATTATGAAAATCCGCCGCGGAGAGAATTTAAGTTAGACGATGGACAAACTCTTTATGTATCGGGACAGTATTTTCTCGGAAATTGGCATTTTACTTTATGCCCTTGTTGCGATGAAGTTGGGAAAATAATCTATTGGATGCCATTACAGGAAGTTCCATAAGCACGAAAAGGAATAGTGGATGATGACATACTTACCATGGGTGGACGTAGAGGACAGTGAACATAAGCCCGTTGCAGGGGACTTTGTAATGGTACGCAATAAAACATCAGGAATTGGCATGGCACGGGTTTCAGGATCAAACGACAATGGCATTCAAACGAATGAAATCCTGTTTGCGTATGCTAACGGCTCAACCGCTAAAGGCTGGTGGCCTGATGTTAAATTCTGGATTGCTGTAGCTGATCTGCCGTTTCCTGCTCACACTCATAAGTGGGAATGTCGTAAGTGTGAAATTGTTTTGGAAGGAACAGAATGAACGCACCTATGAAATTATCTGACCATCAAACTCTCTTTGCTGAAGATGTTGGAAGACTTCTCGATTATATCTACCAAGAAGGTTACAAGTGCACGCTTGGTGAAGCATTTA